ACTACAAACGCAACAACACTTTTTGACACATATCCGTTTATTATTGATAGTTTTGCACAAAAAATGCAAGGAGCACCAAACAAAGACAATAGATATATAACAATTAATAGTTATGGGTTTAATGACAAGAAATTAGTAATTGATAATTTTTCAGGACCAAATATTAGTCCATTAACTAGAATTAATACAAGTAATGCTGGTTATTTAGAAACTCAAACAACTAATCAACTTGTTATTAAGTTTTATGAAGACAGATATGGGAATAAATCAAAAACGTTTTTTACTGAAGGTAATTTAAAATATACAACTGATACTAAATTAACAACTACACAAACAACAAGTTTATTAAATACACCATATTTTATAAACGCAATTGTTGAGGCTGGAAGTACAGGTTCCACAGGGAATGACAAATATACTAAGTTAGGTTATTTGTTATTAAATTCATTACCACTTGCAACCTTACATGAGAAATATATTGACACAGGTAGTGGGAAACCAACCGATTATATTTTTGCAAATTTAAATAAGTTTTCCGCGATACATGAATTACCATACGCTTGGATATTAAAAATGGGTTCAATATGGTATCGTTATAAAAATTATGTTGAAAATAATACTGACATATTAACATCTATTTGGAAGGATTTTGATTACAAAACAAATTACGACCCAATTACATCCGCGGCAACCAAAACGTATGATATTGTTTACGGTTCAAGAAATTCAGGAGAAAGACCATATACATTATTAGGTTCTGACATTATCCAAACTGGATTTTACCCACAAGTTATTAATAATTTTTATAAAATTTTAACAGACTATAATTTATTTGTTGACAGGACGGATTCTTTAACATACAACCTAAATAACACAACCGTTTCATTTGAAAATGAATTAATTTTAGAACGAACCACCAATAATTTTAATGAGATACAAGGACCTATTCGTAGTTGCTATTCATATCTTAATATAAATGAAAATTATTTTCCATATTTTGGAGAACAATATCAAGGATATAAATGTTTATTTCCATCAGCTGGTGTACAACCTTTTCAACAATCTTACTATGAATTAAGAGGTGATGGAAATACAAATGATATTACAGTATCAGAAATCGGAACATCAAACCCAATGTATAATGGTAGTGTTAAAACTTTTTGGAATGCACCAAATTATGGTTGGTTTGATAACTCACAAGTCAAAATGCCAACACCATTTGAGTATCTAAAATATGTTAAAACAGGTACAACTGAAAACCAACCCGATTTTGATATTACTTCAACATATAGTTCAATTGAAGATTTATTTGGTGTATTCACAAAAGACCAATTAGATTCTTTTGAAACTGAATTTAAAGAATTCTGTAAAACAGATGGTGAATCAAAAATATTTTCACCTGAAGGAGATGATACAACATATGCAAATATTGTGAATCTCTTCAAAAAAATGTTTTTAGTTAAACTTGACACAACGGTTAATGATATTTCATTGGGTAATTTACAAGCCGCAAACATTAATGGCGTTTTAAAAACATTTATTGGTATTAACGTTTATTTTAAAAACGGAAACCCTAAAAAGTTTGACAGACAACAATTTGGTTATTTCTCTAAAGACCCACAATACGCACCAGCTCAAACTTTTAATTACGGAGGAAGTCCAACAAACGGTGGACAATATGTTTCTTATTATAAGAATGACCCAAATCCATTACCAAGCGATGGTGGAAAAACTGTTGAACAGTCAAAAGCGGCATATCCGGAAGTTTGGAAAACTCTTCAAGAATATGTTGGGTTTTCAACCATTAAAGATATTGAATACACAGAAACATCAACAGTTTATGATTTTTTTAGGAATAATGAAATTCCTTTTACAAGTGATAATATAGAATTATTATATCCTTTAATTAGAATTTACGCTACCCAAAAGAAATTAAATTCAACATATAACCCAACATTATTCGCAACTGATATCGCAGCAATTTTAAATAAGGCGGAAAAACAACGTAGTGCAATTGAACAACAATTTAGAGGTAAATTACCGTCAGCATTGTTAGGGCAAAAACAAGAACAAACACAAGATGTTAATTCAAAATTAGACGGTGATATTATAAAACTTGAACAATGGGAATTATTTAAAGCCGTAAATGATAAATGGGTTTCAGGTAGAGATACAAAAAACCGACTTTTATTTGATGAATTTTTATTTTTTGATAAAGCAAATCGTGATATTGGCGACGAGTTAATTATTAACACAGATACAATTAGAAAGTATTGTAATTGGGACAACTCATCAAATTCAGTAATGTCGTTAGTAAGACAAATTATTGCTGACAACAGAATGAACTTTTTTGTAATGCCGGCTTATATTAATTTTTACGGTAAATCATCATTAAGAACAAATAATAGAAATGTATCAATACTTAATAATGCTAATGATGTGTTCAGCACATTTACATATGTTGATTATATTGACTCTAAACCAAAATTCTTATGTCAATATGTTGATAGACCTTCACAAACATTATCATTAGATAATGACCCTAACTACCCATTCAAAAGTGATTCATTTGATTTAGGTAATCCAACAAACAATCCTATCATAGATAAAGGCTCTGTTAATCAATATAACAGTAATAAAGCGGTGGGTTTCGTTGTGGACTTTGGTTCAATAAATCAAAGTATATTTAAATCTGTTGATATTAACCAAGAACAAGGTGTGACATCTTCAGAACAAATACAAACAACAATTGACATGGGTAACCAAGGCTCGGGAAAGAAAACAATGCAACAAACAACATCGTTGTATGATTTTTATAAAAACCGTTCTTATAGTAGTACCGTCAAAACATTGGGTAACGTAATGATTCAACCAACAATGTATTTTGTGTTAAGACACATGCCAATGTTTAACGGAACTTACATTATTAGAAATGTTAAACACAGTATAAGTTCAGGTAGTTTTAATACTGAATTTAATGGACAAAGAGTTTCCGCAAATATTAATACAAAAGTATCTGACGACCTTGCTAGTATCAACGAAGACTTTTCCAAAAAATTATCAGACAAAGTAAAACAGTTTGTTAGTAATAATACATTGGTACCATTTGATAGTAATTCTAATCAGTATTTAACTGGCGACCAAGCAAAAGACTATGTTCTATCTGCAAAAACACCGTATCAAGGATTTATTGTTCAAACAACCGATTTATTAACCCAAGATTGTAGTGAAAATATTAATCCAATTTATGGGGCAATTGAAAAAGTTGATTTAATAACAAGTTCAATTACAGTAAATGAATTAGTGACACTCATTAATACTTCAACAAATGATACATTATTAAAAACATATATGTTTTGTATGTTATACATGATGAAAAATGAAACAGATTTAGAGGAAAGTTTAAAATACAATCAAAACAATTTATATGGTGTCACTGTGGACATTAAACAACCTGGAGCAACTTCATCGTTAATTAAAAAGTATAGATGTTTAAAAACTGGTGAAAATTTTACAAGACCATTCGCAACATTTGATACTGTCAAAGATAATATAGACTTTATTAGAGATATCTATAAAGATAGAATAAAATTATATTTTACTGCCAATCTAACTGAAGAAGAAAAAACAGTAAATAAAATTATTGAATTATTCTATATGACTTGGTACACATCAGGAACGTTAACTCAAACATATACACAAAACTCAAACTATAATACTTGGCTTGGTAATGTCAGGTGGGCATATACTCAATCAAAAACATTAGGTTTGTGATAAATTAAATAATCGTTATATTTATTAAGAAAAACAATATGAGTAATTTAAAAAATTTATTGGACAACTACTTACAGAAAGATACTGTAATCGCCGAAAAAGATTTGGGTAACGGATATAAAGAAGTTTGTGATTTACAAACTGGTGACTGTTATACTGTAAGATTAAAAGACGGTTTAATTGAAAGAGTGGATAACACAATGAAATTAAATAAAACATTAAGAGTTGAAACACCACAAGGTGTTAAAACATTATTAAACGGTTAATCATGGAAAACAAAGTTTCAAAAACAATATTAGAGGAATTAAAAAGATATAATCAAATCAACAGTTATATTGTTGAGCAAGACGCTGCGTTACCTCCACCAGCAGATGAAGACCCAACTGCCGATGAACCCCCACCACCAGCACCCAATGATACTACATTAGGTGGTGCCACTCCACCTGAAGGTGAAGCGACTCCTGAAACAGGTGCTCCTATTGATATTAATAATGACCCTGATGTTGAAGAAATTGAAACAGGTGATTCTGAAGGTGGAAAAAATGACGGTGGTACCGAAGAGTTGGATATCACAGAATTAGTTACTTCACAAAAAGACATGCAGTCAAAGCAGGAAGAATACATGAATTCAATGATGTCTAAATTAAATGATTTAGAAAGTAAATTAGCTCAGATGGATTCAATCTTTGAAAAGATTAATTCAATTGAAGACAAAGTTGAACAATACAGACCAAAAAGTGCAGAAGAAAAAATGGAATTAAGGTCTTTAGATTCTGGTCCTTATAGTCAAAAGTTATCAGATTTCTTTACTGAAAAAGAACCACAAATGAGACAACAAGGTAAGGAGCAATATATTTTAACACCTGATGATGTAGAAAACTACGACAAGATGAGTGTTAGAAAATCTTTTGACCAAGGTTTACAAAACTAATTTGATTTCTGAAAAAATTGTGTTATATTTATCTTACATTAAAAGATAAAAAATACAATTATGATGACAGACAAAACATTCGATGCCGTTCTGGCGCAGTACGAACAAAACACAAAACCATTTGGTGACCAACCAATGATGTCACAAGAAGACAGAATGAAGCGTTATTTCGCGGCTATTCTTCCTAAAGGTGAAAACTCAGGACAAAGAAGAATCCGAATCCTACCAACTACAGATGGTTCATCTCCTTTTAAGGAAGTATGGTTCCACGAAATCCAAGTAAACGGTACTTACAACAAACTTTACGACCCCGACAAAAATGAAGGCGGACGTTCACCTTTAACAGAGGTTTACGAAGAACTTATGAAAACTGGCAAACAAACTGACAAAGATTTGGCGGCACAGTACAAAGCTCGTAAATTTTACATTGTTAAGGTTATTGACCGTGACCATGAAGAAGATGGTGTTAAATTTTGGAGATTTAAACACAACTACAAGCAAGATGGTATCTTGGACAAAATCATTCCAATTTGGAGAGCTAAAGGTAATTTGACTGACCCAAATGAAGGACGTGATTTGATTATCCAATTGGTTAAATCAAAAACACCAAAAGGAAAAGAATACACTTCAATTCAAACAGTAATGTATGACGACCCAAGCAAATTGTCAGAAGACGCAGAACAATTGGATTCTTGGAAAAACGACCTAACAACTTGGGCAGATGTTTACTCTAAGAAACCTGTTGAGTATTTAGAAGCAATTGCTCGTGGCGAAGTTCCACGTTGGGATTCAGAATCTAAAAAATATGTTTACGGTGATGACGCTACTGAAGTATTCGGTGGAACACCTGTGGACCCACAAGCAGGTATGTCACCTGACGAGGAATTACCATTCTAATAAACTAAAACACATCATGTATGGTATCTTGTATGGTACCATACATGATTAATTTATATCATATATGGCTATTAAAAAAAATGATTTCAGCTCAGTAAAGAAAAAATTCTCTACTTCAGCTAAGTACAAACCGCAAAGATTTTTTGACTTAGGTTCTGACTTCTTGGATGCGGTTGGACTTCCAGGTCCTGCAATTGGACACTTAAATATGTTCTTGGGTCACTCAGACACAGGAAAAACAACCGCTTTGGTTAAAGCCGCTGTTGATGCACAAAAGAAAGGTATTCTACCTGTATTCATTATTACAGAACAGAAATGGTCTTTTGAACACGCAAAGATTATGGGTTTTGAATGTGAAGAAGTTGTTGATGAAGAAACGGGTGAATCAGATTGGGACGGATTTTACATCTTCAACAATGATTTTAATTACATTGAACAGATTACGGATTATATCAATAGTTTGTTAGATGCACAAGAAAAAGGTGAATTGGATTACAGTTTATTATTCTTGTGGGATTCCGTTGGTTCAGTTCCATGTAAGATGACTTATGACGGCAAAGGTGGGAAGATGCAAAATGCTGGTGTATTAGCAGACAAAATTGGAATGGGAATTAATCAACGTATTTCGGGAAGTCGTAAGTCAGAATCAAAATATGAAAATACTTTGGTTATAATTAACCAGCCATGGGTGAGTCTCCCTGATAATCCATTTGGTCAACCTAAAATTAAGAGTAAAGGAGGAGAGGCGATTTGGTTAAATTCATCTTTGGTATTTTTATTTGGTAATCAAAAAGAAGCGGGAACAAACAAAATTACAGCAACAAAAGATAAAAGAAGTGTTAAGTTTGCGATTAGAACTAAAGTATCTGTGATGAAAAATCACATTAATGGTTTAGGTTATGAAGATGGTAAAATTATTGTAACACCACACGGGTTCTTAGCAGGTAAAGAAGCTGCTGAAGAAAAAGTATCTATTGAAAAATACAAAACTGAACATGCTGAATATTGGAAAGAAATTATTGGTACTGACGGTGATTTTGTTTTGAAGGAAGAAAAAGAAGAAAACTAATAAAAAGTTATATTTATTCTACTTTTATC